ATCTTAGGATTGATGTAGGTGATGGTTATACTTTTTGTAATTGTGTCCCTATGAAATCAAATGTTATGTTGATTCCTAATCACATTGTGCCTAAGAAAGTTTCGAAAGCTTCTTTGAGTAAGCCAGGTGCTTTGTTTAAGCATGTGTATATCCAGCCCGAGTCTGTGTATAAGATACCAAGTACAGATTTTGCTTTATGGTATTTACCAGAATTGGGTGATCAGAAGGATATTACAGAGTATTTACCTAGTTATATACCTCAAGGAAAGGCTTTTGAAGCTTTCATGATGTACAATAATAATGGTACTATTGAGAAGTACGATAAGATGTTGGTTCATCGGACAAGTTCGCGTTCAACAGAAGGTGGACATTTTGAATCAATTACTTATTCATTTCCAGGACAGACTTTTAAAGGTCTGTGTATGGCTACTGTTATTGCTAATGATTTAAAGACTCATCCTTTTATTGGTGGTTTTCATTTAGCTGGTAGTGGTAGTGCTGGTGCTGCAGGATTTCTCACTAAGGAACAAGTTGAATCTGGTATTGCCGAATTAAATAAAAGAGCAGGTATCATGATTTCTCATAGTGCTACTCCTTTTCAAACTACTCTTATGGGAGTTAATGTAGGACCTTTGTTGGAACCACATGAAAAGGCAGTTGTACATCAGCTTAAGCCTGAGGCTAAGTGTACTGTTTTTGGTCAACATAATCAGCCAAGAAGTACGCCTTCATCTAGAGTTGTAACAAGTATGATTTCAGATGCAGTTGTAAAGCATTTGAATTTACCAAAAATACATGGTGAACCTTGTGAAATGAAAGATGATAGGCATAAGTTGGTTGATATTGAAGGGAAAACTGATACTGCGTACAAATTCCAATTAGATTCTTTTAATAAAGCGTATGATGATTATTTGGACCAAATTATGAATGGTCTTGATGATAAGCATTACGCCAAAATTGGAAAATTGAGTGTTGATGCCATATTAGCCGGATACGACGGTGTGCAAGGTATTAATTCTATGGAATTTAGTACTGCAGCTGGTTTTCCTTTGAAAGGAACCAAAAGACAGTTTGTTGAAGAATCTCAGCGTTACGTTGAGGGAATTTCTTGTCCGCGCGATGTAGATGAAGAAATACTTGATGAAATGAAACGTCTTGAGAAGGAATTAAGTGAAGGAAAAAGAGTTAATACTGTTTTTAAGGCTTCGCTTAAGGATGAACCTGTGAAAACTACGAAGAAGAAAGTTCGTGTTTTTGCAGGTTCAAATATGCCATTTACCATGTTGGTGCGCAAATATTAT